AATACCAGAATCAATTTTACCAACAATTGAATATCTTTGAAGTTCATTCAAAACTCTTCGCCAATCTGGTAAATACTTCATAATAATTTCAGCAATCACATCTTTTTCATATTCTATATTTTCTTTTTTAAGAATATCTTCAATGCGCTTAATGAATTGTGCGGCGAGTTTCTTTTTTGTTCCATTTACAATCTTAAATTGTATTACAGAACATCGACTATGTAGAGGTGCTATGATACGATTAAGATAATTACATGTAAGAATAAAACCACAATTTGAAGAAAACTCTTCCATAAAATTGCGAAGAGCCGGCTGAGTGCTTTGAGGATTCAAATAATCAGCTTCATCGAGTATGACGTACTTGCGACCACCCACAAATGACATGCTAGATGCATAGCTCTTAATTTCGTTTCTTAGAGTGTCAATGTTACCATTCATACTGCCGTTGATTATAATGTAATCAACATTAAGTTCTTCAAGCATTGCTCTTGCAATGGTTGTTTTACCGACACCAGGACCACCTGCAAGAATCAAATTTGGTATATTCTGATTATTGACAAACTCCTGAAATGTAGCCTTTAAATCGTCAGGTAGAATCGCATCAGCAATTTTCTTCGGTCGATATTTTTCTACCCATAAGAAATCTTCACGCATACCATCTCCATATAATATAAAATAAGATTATTATATCACTTTGCAACAGATTCGTAAAGTATCTCCAAATCTTGTTGATCTTGTTGTACCTGTGTAAAGTTTTGTTTATGATATACTTTAGCAAGTTTTCGAGTATACTTTTTTTTAATTTTGTAGTTATCCTCAACAGTTTGAAGAATGTCTTTGATTAAATCCCTCTCAGCTTCCATGCGAGAAAGGCTGTCCGATATTTCTTGCAATGCTTGTTTAATTTTTTTTCTATCTTCTGATGAAGAAGGAATGATTACACTCATGCTTCATACCTCGAGGTATTTTCCATTGCAGCCCAATAAGTAACATTAGATGATGTGAATTGAGCGTAACCTTTTGATGTAATTGATACGTCAAAATCTAAGTGCATCATTTTAAAAATTTCAAATTTAAAAATAAAATCAAATTTTGCCTTTGTGCGGCCGACTTCTATTGAAAATGAGTCTGAACTATCTTGCTTTGTATTTCGCGCTGATAGTTTAATCACATTTCTATCACCTGATAGAACAATTTCAGGTAAACCTAAAATTGATGCAGCCTTTAATATTTTTGTTAAAATTTCATTTTTCAGATGAAAATTTACCTCGCAAGTTTCAAGTTTTAAGTCTTTGTTTGGAGGAACGACTATTAAACCCTCTGCTGCCAGTTGATATAAAATTTTGATGTTATTGGATGTGATGATCGCTGTACCACTGTCAATTCCATTTGATTTGATTTCTATCTCAGGATTTTCCAACATAGATACAATTGATAGAAATCGATTAATATCATAAATGCCAAATTGTGATTCAATTTCCTGTTCTATTTGTGCCTTTGCAATAAAGGTTCTAGAAGGATTAATCACTCGAAGAATTTTGCCCGGTCAAAAATAAATTCCTGTATTAATTGTTGAAAAATTTTTTAAAATCTCTAGTGTTTTTTCATTCAATTTCATCTTTCACCTCTTCATAATAAGTATCATGAACATACAACATTATAATAGCATAATGAATTATTTTTAACAAGTCTTTTCTGTTACGACCATTTTTTTTACCATAGCGTTGAGAATACTTAATTACATTACCTAGAGTAAATCCTTCACCATGGCCAGAATCAATAATGAATTCGGTAGCTTGAAATTTATTTTGCGAGTAATGACCATTATATGTCTCATTGATATAAGTTTCTATGTTTTTTAGAAGCTCAATTTCATTGAATTTGTATTTTATACATTTCATCTTTTTGGTGAAGTATGATCGGCTGTAGGATTAGCACCTAAAGCCGCTAAAGCACCCAATGAACCACTCCATGTGAACGAGCCTGTATGTTTTAATTCAAACCATGGTAACATCCAGACTTTTGATCCGCTTTTTCTTGCATACTGACAAAACATATAGTCTTCAGAAAGATATCTTTTTGATTCCGGATCAATAACACAATCGAAATAAGCCATGATTTCTCGACTTCCATCAAAATTTTTGGTACGTACATGATCTGGTTTGTACATCCTTTCAGGAAACGCTTCATCAAATCTCCTGAAAGTCTCTCGACTAATCATCATAAAACCAGTACCACCCTCTTTTACCTCAGCGGGTTGACTCATATTAATGTAAGTTGTTCCTTCAACGGGATTGAAAACGTAATCACCTGTAAAATTTTCAAGTGTTAAGGGATCTTTATCAGCAAATCCCTTATCAACAGCCATTTTAACTTTTTCCCATGAAATTGATTTCTTAGGATAAGGTCCACACAATACGTCTTTATCTCCTTCAGCCAGATGCAACATAACCAAAACGTCTTGTGCGTTGAATGTGATGTCGCTATCAATGAACATTAGGTGCGTCATTTCACTTCTCAAAAATTCATCAGCCAAATAATTTCTGGCCCTAGTGATAAGAGATTCATTGAACATAAAAAAAAGTTTACATTCGACTTGATATCTAGTGCATAGCACCATTAGGTCAGCAAGGGACTTAGTATATGCTCCACAACATTGCCCACCATACATAGGCGTGGCGATGAAGAGGGATTTTTTTCTTAGTTCGTCAAGATTGATTTCAAATTCCATAATAACTCCATTATGTTAAGATTGTTATGATATTATATATAAAAAGTGGCCGATTTCTCGGCCACTTCAAAATATTTATTTTCTAGACAGGTAATTCTTCAGCGGCTGATACTTCTGTTGTTGAAGGTGCAACAGTCTCAGGAACCAGCTTGCTGTAGAGATCCATGAAGGCTGTTTTAGTTTCAGCATCAAAGCGGTTGATACAATACTTTATTGCGTCCTCACGATTCTCAAAAATCTGGTATGCTTTCGCAATGGACACCAGACGGCGCGTGGAAATCAATTCATCAATCGCACCCTCTTCAAAGGTCTTGCGAATAATGTCAGCCCACTTCACAAGAATCTCCGAAAACTCTCTATCTTGTAGACCAAGACTATCAAACACACGGCTGAGAATCTTAGACTCAACCTTGGTGTCTGGATATTCTTGTTCAACCGTGATTGGGAATCGCTCCAGAAATGCATCATCAAGGATGGTAGCAGCCATGAATCGGCCAGTTTCATCACCCTTACCCTTTGTGTTAGCCGTTGCTATCACATTGAATCCGGGTCCAGGTGACACGGTTTCACCAGTCTTCTTTACGAAGATCGGCTTGCCTTCAAGGATGCCTTGCAAGCACATAAGTTTATTTGAGCCACGATCAATTTCATCGAGGCAAAGGATCGCACCGGACTTCATGGCCTGAAGCACGGGCCCGTCGAACCAGCGGGTTTCACCGTCAATCAAGCGGAACCCACCAATCAAGTCATCTTCATCCGTCTCCGGTGTGATATTGACTCGCATGAATTCACGGCCGAGTTTAGCACAGGCTTGCTCAACCATCATTGTCTTACCATTGCCAGACAGTCCAGAAACGAACACCGGATAAAATTGTTTTGAGGAAACAATCTTGATCATCTTGTCGTAGAAACCGAACGGTACGTACAATGGATCAGTCTTAGGCACCGTCGGACCATCGTCAATCCGGAGCACTTTGGAAATTTTGGTTGCTGGTTTCTCTTGCGATATCGCAGGAGCAACCGGAACCACTGGAGCCGCGGCTACCGGCTCAGGTTTCCGCAGAGGCATAACTGCACCAGCCATGTTGATGCCGTACTCAGCCAGAGGGAGCTGGTAGACACCGCGGCCAATACGATACTTTTCGCCAGAGACCCACACCTGGCGCTTGACACCCTCGGAGTCCAACTGCTTCAATTGCTCCATTGTCACCGTAGTGCCGAAGCGATTAAGAATTGTGGTGAGATATTCAATTTTATCTGCACGGCTAGTCATTTCAAAGTTCCTTATCAAAGTTCATAATGTAATCATACATAAAATCAGCCACAATGTCAACACCATATTGTTTTTTCGCAACATGATGTTGTTGCATTTTTACGACACCTTCTCAATGAATTTTCGGAGCAATACGCGGTTTGTCAGGCGATTCTGATTCATCTTCAGAAATGCGCCACGCAATTTGCGAACCGTCACATTGGTACCTCCACCAATGATATCGTCCAAATCATCATCATCCACATTCAACTCATTACCACCGGGAATGATGTAGTATTCATCAAAGCCCCAATTGGTCACAACATCAACTTTTGTTTCTTTCCACTTAACAAAACACTCTCTTGCAGATTCAGGAGATTTGTATTTGTTATACTTAATATCATTAGTAAATTTTTGCATAACATCAGCATAAGCACTGCGCCATGGTTGCGTAATGTAAAAGCCGAGAAGATTACAATCAGTTTTATCCTTGAGAATTTTTAGCAGTGCAATGGTAACACCACCACGACGGCTCTCTATTTTGTAACTCTTCTTGGTTTCATTGTCAATGATAATGGAAGTTCTATTGTTCGTACTGGAACTAATTCCACTGTAAAAACTATTTGAACCATGCACTACAATGTGATCGGAATCTTCGCCATCTGTCAAAATGGCCACATTCACAATTTGCAACCGATTCCTCGCCTTAAAATCATTTATAAGTTTAGGAAGAACCATTAGTGTTTCATTGAGTGGTGTGCCACCCAAACGAAAATTACTCATTAAGTATCGACCACGCATTGCACCAGCGTTCAATAAATCATTACACATTTGCCGATAAACTTTATCAGGCATGGTTGATGAAAGTAGATTCAAAAGATTGAACGGATGCACTTGTAAGTGGTTTTTTATATCAACACCTTGCTTAAGCGGAGGAGTCATTGAGCCAAATTCATTTTTTACTTTGTATTCAGTAGAAAAAGCCATGACTTCAAAGGGCACGTTGATTTTCTTACAGAATTGAGTAAGAGTAATCAATTGTTCAATCGTACCTTTAAGATTGTCACCCATTGAACCAGACCAATCAATGACAATGTATAGCCCGTGATTTTTGCCTTGTGCGACACTTGCAACACGACGGAAGATATCGTCATTGAATTTATAAGT